TCTCTGATACATAATGTTATGAACCCTATTGTTTTGATCCAGATCCAATATAACTTCGAACAAATTGGTGTATAAATAGATTGGGCACTTTTGCATAATTAGTATTTATTTTAGATAATGGCGACGAAGAACAACTTTCAAGAAAACTTTCCTTTTATTACCTGTATTAAATCAAGTGATTTAGAATATGTCGGTATCGTTATTAATTTTGACGAATATGTCGCTAGTATTTACGATTTTGGTTCAATTAAAACAGATCAAGAAAAACAAGAATTTTTAAACCTAGGCGAAACATGGTGGTGGGAAAGCAACCGTAAGATTCCTATCAATATTTTTCTCAAACAAGAAATGGCGTTATATAAAGTCTATATAAAAACGTTCAACAGCAAAGATATCGAAGTTATATTTGGACCTGTTGTCAATCTAAGTGATATAGCCGAAAAACGCATCAAGCGCAAATCAATTCAACTAGTCAGAGCAGTTAAGAAAACCCGTAACTGATTTTTTCGCAGATTAAATTCAACTGCATAACGATAACGTGGGCATAGCCTACACCGTGACTCTTTTTAAAACTATAGCCTTCGTCAGTTTTAGTCCACACTTCATCCTGAATACTATCAAATCCGTGTTCATAGCATTTAGTAACAAGATGTTTTTTACCTGGGCGAATCAATGCTAACACTGTGGCTAATTCTAAAATATTCTTAGGCTTCAGCTGTTTCAATAAGTTATGATATCCGTTGATATGAAATAACTGATCGCATACCTCTTTCTCATATAACAGATCCCAAAGAGGCTCAACATTTAATAAGTGATCAATTTGAGCCTCATTTCTTATATCGCTGTATACACTGACATTTAGAAAATCTATCTTGAAGTATCCACGCTGTTCTGCTTCTTTATAATCGATATTAGCAGTGCCTGTCAAAGGATTGTACGGAATAGAAGTACAATATACTCCTGTATTGTGCTTTTTAAAAGTTCCATTTTCTTTTATCGCCGCAGGTATATGCTCGATCACATCAAGTATTTTCGTTCTATCAGCAAAGTCGATATCAATGTCTGGCATTATATTTCTCCACTCTCTGCTAATTTCAATATAAGACTATAGTGTTCGTAGGCCTTCTTTACTGCTGGATACTTATCTCTAAGGTATTTTTCTTGTTCTTTCTGTTGCATTAATGTTTCAAACATTCTATAATGACCTTGCTGTTTCATGTTGTTAAACACTTGAGCTTCAAAGTCTGCAATACGAGTGAATTCACTTTCGGAAATTTCCACAGTATACAGTTTTTCAGTAGTATATTGCAACGATTGTGTTGCTGTCATCATATTATAGTCTTCAGGATACTGGAAAAATTTAGTATTCATACAAGTATGCCTATGAGCACGTTTATTATCATCTATAATGTTGATTCGATGATGCTTCGAAAATTTTTTAATATTTTCCCAGCTCATTCTATTCCCGCCTCTCTACATATGTCCACAACCAATGCCGCATCTGCGGGCATCTGTTTGAATTTCTTTAACCAATAAGGTAGATCAAATGCCGGTGCTATCAAATCTAATTGTTCATCACTAAACTTGTTCAACATGTCTTTTCCTGATTTAGAATTCAATATAACCCATGGTGATATCTTGCCATTCTTAATGTCATGTACAGCTCTATTCAAATTTACATAATTGAAATAATGATTGAATTGTGCCTGGCTGTGATCAGCCCACTCCATCATATTTTGTATGGTACGTTGTACTGCTGACTCAACTGGTTCAGTCTTGATCATGTCATAAAGATATGTTTCGTATAACTCATCACGACACCAGTGATCTAACTTGACACCACTCTTAATCACATAGTCAATGAATCTATCTGGATACAGAGGACTAACATTATTGACAAAACTACCAAACTTTACAAAAGCATTATAGTAGCTGCTCTTACAAAATTCATCGTAGGTCTTTTGTTTTTTGGAACCTTGTGTTAATTGATAAAAACGATTGAAGGCCATGAACCCTGCTTGTACACGTTTCTCATCTTTCTGCATAGATCTGCGTTTAGGTTCACACATGTGGGCAAACAGAGTTCTTTCTTTCATAAAACTCTTACCGCAATGTGTACAATTAAACGGTTGATCAGCTAGTTGTATCATCTATACCCAATGTTGCTGGAGCATGATCTAAGCGGTCGACTCCGTCGCCGCTATAGAAAAATGCGTCAGGATCAGTTATTGTAACATTCAAGTCACTGTGATGTAAATCATAATCTACAAAATTATGATCCGCATCATATACACGGAAGTAATAAGTTCCTTCAAAACTTCGAATTAGGCATCCTTTGACACCGTCAGCCGGCATGGGTTTCATATGTAACATTCCAGACGGACTATCAAATTCAAACACATAGCGTATATCGCCACGGGTGGTTTCTGCTACACCAACGATCACTCCGTCTGCTTCGTATGTGCCGCCTACTTTTCGAACTTTGTCCCCTACACTATATAGGGGTGTTTGTTTTAGTTCAATCATAATCTTTCCTTTGTTTTTTGTCAAATCCCATCTTGTCAAATAACTCTTCTCGATCACTTTTATCCATCATACTGGCCATTAATTTGATATCGCCGAGTTTCATAGCAGGGTATATCTCTGCTAGAAGTTTCTCAATCTTATTGGCTTTTTCTTTCTTGCCGGCGGCTAGGTATGGATGGTAGGCATTGGCCCCAGTTCCTACTCCGGCAAACAATTTCCAAAGCATAGCCTTGTGATTTTTGCTCAGTACCCAATGATGTTTATTGACCATCTCATTGGTCATTTCGAGGTACCATTCTTGTATATCTCTATCGCCTTGTACACTAGCAGTATATCGCATCAGTATATAAGGACTAAATGCTTTCTTTTCGTCGTCGCTGAGATTGCTATAGAAATCATAGTTCTTTTGATCTACAGCGTTGAGCTCTCGTTTGATATCAAGTTTTGCGGTTGCCATATTGATCTTGGTATTCTTTACTAAGTTTGTAAACTATTATACACTGTTCTAGCAGTCGTTGTAAAGTAACATTGGTTTCGGCTGCTCTACGGATGTCTCCCCAAAGTTGAGAATTTTTTATGCTGGAGTGGAGATTGTCCCTTCCGGTTAGCATTTCCCAACCTATAATTGTTCGAGTGCTAGGGTCGGAACCTGCTTCTCTAGAGTAAACTACATTGTCTACTCTTTCATATATGTATGTTGCGCCTTCTTTTAGCGTCCCCATAGATCGATTTCCTCCCAAGGTAGCTCTGCCTTGCCAAAGTGTCCATAGTTAGTTGTACCGCTATAGATAGGACGAAACATATTAAATCGTTTGATAATACCCATTGGTGTTAGGTCAACAACTTCTTGAATTTGTTTTGTTAACATGCGGCTTTGAGAAATACTATCAGTTTCTACATAAAAACTCATCGGTTGCTCGAGTCCGATAGCATAGCTGATTTGTACAGTAGCCCAAGGAGCAAGTCCACTTGCTACAATGTTCTTGGCCAGATAACGCATCATGTAGGCAGCACTACGATCTACCTTTGTAGGATCCTTACCCGAAAACGCACCTCCACCGTGTGGACTATAACCGCCATAAGTATCAACTATAATCTTGCGACCTGTTAGACCTGTGTCACCGTCTGGGCCACCGATAACAAACCGTCCAGTTGGATTGATGTGAAATTCTGTCTCGTTGTCTACTAATTCTTTTGGCAATATATCACGTATGAGAGTTTCAACATTAGCTCTCAAAGCATCAGTTTTAATATATTCTTGATGCTGAGTAGAGCAAACTACCTTAGAGATTCTTTTAGGCTTCCCGTCATTATCATATTCAAACGTAACTTGGCTTTTAGCATCAGGTCCTAACCAATCTAACCCCGAATGTTTACGGCGATGTGCCAACATCTCTACTATTTTGTGACTCCAGTAGATGGCGCTGGGCATATAGTTCTCAGTTTCATTGCAGGCATAACCGAACATCAAGCCTTGATCCCCTGCTCCAAACTTATCTGTTCCTAATGCTATGTCGGCACTTTGTCCATGTAATAGATTCGTAACTTCGACAGTGCGCCAATCGAATCCTTCTTGCTGATAGCCAATGTCTTTAATGACCTTGCGTACCTCTATTTCAACTTCTTCTGGATGTAGTATGCCTTTATATTCACCTGCCACTATAACACGGTTGGTTGTTACCAACGTTTCACATGCACAGCGCAAAGCTGGATCTTCTTTAGACATAACTAGATCTAAAATAGCATCACTGATGGCATCCGCTACCTTATCTGGATGGCCTTCTGACACACTTTCACTTGTAAACAAATAACTCATGATTCTCCTTTTTTTACCAACATCTTGTATAATCAACTAGTTCACATTGTCTACTAACTTCTTTAACAAAATAAGCACACAATGGTTCCTCTCCTGCGTGTAGCGGTGTACACAATAGTTGACCCGGCCGCATCTTTGGAAAGTACCATTTTACATCTTGATAGACGTTGATGATATCGATCTCGTGAAATTCTGGTCTGAAACTGCTCAGTGGATTAAAGCAAAATGTTTTAAATCCCCTGTCGTTAAGGCTGGTGATCGGCAGTACTTCCATATCAGGCCCTTCTGGATCACCTACGATAGTACACCAATCTAATGGCATAGTTAACTCGTGTGGACCAATTTTTAAAACCACAGCAGGACCTGTAAAACTCTCTAAAAATATCAATGGGATAAAAAAATAATCAGGATCTTTGTTATCACTGTTGTCTAACACAGCAAATCTCATATCCTCCTCTATTTCCTCGGGGAGTTCATTCAAATAGAATGTCTTATTGTCTAGTGTTAAAATTTGCATTATTGATATTTTACCTTTTCGATTGTAAAGGGGTAATTAGCCTCTTTATAAAATTTCTTTCTTTCTGTTAGATGTTT